ACAAGCGTTCTTGCTGCAGCAGCAGCCCTTGCCAGCGTTGGTGGAATTTTGTATGTTACCAAAACTACTTATGATGCACTTACAAAATCTCAAGATAAAAATACCGCAAGTTCGGTAAGAGCAACAGAGCATGCAGCAAGAGCAGCAATGGCACAAGAATCGCTTACTAAAAAACAAAAAGAAACTGCAGCAGCGCTAGAAGCCCAAAGGAAAAAAGATGAAGCAGCAAGACTTGCAGCAGAGAAAGTTGCAGCAGCAGCAGCCAAAAAGAAAGCAGAAATTGAAGCCAAAACTGCAGCAACTAAGAAAAGAATTGAAGCAGCGACTGGTCTTAGAATAACAGATGCAGATGAATATGAACTTATTCAGTTAACGGCGGTAGAAAAACTACAACTAAAACAAAAAGAGGCTGATGCTTCATTATCAGAGAGAATTAAATTACGTAAAGAAGAACTTGCTGTATTTAATTCATTAACTGCAAAAACAGAACAATATCTTGATTTCTTGAAGGCTATTAATAGTGATGGCAAACTTGATAATTCAGAACTTCTTAGACTTATGTCTACATGGGGCTTGACAAAACAAGAAGCACAAAAATATGCTGATTTTGTTTATGCAATTGGTGATCGAAAACTTAACAATACAGAAATTGACAATTTAAAGTCTAAATGGGGTTTAACAACACAACAAGTAGTTGATTATCTTGCAAAAATTGGTGCACCAGTTGATGCAAAAGGAACTATTCTTAGTGCTGGAGATATTGCAGCACTTGGATGGAAGAATGCTGCAAGTGCACTAGATGCTTATAATGCAAAACTTGGTAACATTCCTCAAAAAGATTTGACTATTCCAAGTCCGACTCTAAACCCACCAGTTCCTAATGAAGTTCAAGATTTAATAGATCGTGAAATGGGAATAGATATGCCTTACATGCCTGGTTCAACTTATAGAGCATATGAAGGGTATGGAGGAGATTTTGGTAATTTTGGAAGTGGAACATATCCATTTGGTGGAGGTTTAGATTATAGCAATGCCGAAATATTTAATAGATCTGGTACTTTACAGAATGCGATGAATCTATCATCTGGATCTGCTTTTGCAGATCGTGCTAGTCAAATTATTAACATAAATGTTTCAGGATCTGTAACAACTGAACAAGACTTAGTTCAAACAGTTAGACAAGGACTTTTACAAGGTCAGTCTAGCGGTTATGGTTTATTGTTACAGGAGATATAAAATGACACTACCAGTACTAAAAGTAGAAATTGATTTTTCTAGTGGTCCATCATTTTCATACCCTCTTATTCTTGATGACCTTGTGTATGGTTTTTTAGATACAAACACTTTAGGTGATGCACCTGCAAATTTAGTAGATATAAGTAGTCAGGTTATGAAATGCTCTATTCGTAGAGGTCGCAATCGTATTCTTGCTAACTTTGAAGCAGGAACTGCAACGGTAACATTAAATGATCCTAATTCGGATTTTAACCCACAAAATTCGTCAGGGCCTTACTATGGTAAATTATTACCCTTGCGTAAGATAAGAATATATGCAGATACAGAAGTAGATGGAAACCCAATAGAAGTTAATCTGTTTTCTGGATATATTACTTCATACGATACAGGATTTTACTCAGGTGTTTATACAACTTCTACGGTGGTTCTACAGTGTGTTGATGGATTCCGTCTATTAAACAATGCCTCTACTCCAG